GTCCTGGCCTTTCTGGATGATGCCGAGGAACTGCCCCAGCACCACCAGGCCCGCCTTGATCAGGCCCAGCATCTCAGCCGCCCAAGGCTTTATCGGCCTCGGCAACGGCGTCGTGCCGGGTCGCCTGCAGTGCCTGCAGCTCAGCAAGCGTGATCGAGCCATTGGCCTTGACCGTGTTGACGATGGCGATAATCGAGGGCGCGACAGCTGCCACCGCCGTCAAGGCCTGCACGATGTCGTCGATGGTCTTTTCGGTGGTGTTATTGGACATTGGTCGGTGCTCCTGCACTGAGGGTGGGGTCAGCCGTGCCGGTCTGCTGATCGACGCCAGCGGCTGACTTGTTGGCGTTGTCGATCTGGGCCTGCGCCTGCGGATACAGGCCGGCAGCGATATAGGATTCAGCCGCGTCGAGGGCTTTGCTGGCACTATCCAGGGCAAGCTTTGCGGCATTGGCCGTGCTGCTGCCTGGCTTGATGGCACCAAGGTTGACGGCGGCGGTCAGGCCCTTGGCGGCGATCGTCAGCGATGCCTCAGCGCTTGCGGCTGCCTTCGTGACGGTTTCCCGGGTGCTGGGTGCAGTAGCGCTTGGCGTGTTGCAGGCCGCGACAGCCAGAGAGAGGCCGAGCACCAGCGCACCGGCCAGTTTTGAGAACTTACTCATTCGTTTGATCTCCATTGAGAGCGGCAGCGACACCAGCGCGGCCGCGGGTGAAAAAGATGACGATGCCGGCCGCGAGTAGGGAGACGATCGTAGCGAGCGAGCTTTCCGCCTTGGCGTCTGGGATGCCGCCGGTCACCGCCCAATGGACGAGCGGTTGCACCAGCTCATTGCCGGCATAGCCAGCGCCGGCCAAGCCGGCGAGATGCGCGGACCCAAAGCGAAAACCAGGAATCGTCGCGGACGCCTGAACGACAGGCACGGCAACAGGTGCGGCCGCCGGGGCGACGGCCGGAGTTTCGTCAGCCATGATTGGCTCCTCAGTTTATGTCGTTGAAAAACAGGTGGTGACCGATGCTGATGACGGGTGTCTTGCCAGCAGCCCAGCCCGGCGGCTCGCTGCCGGCTGCGTAATAGTGGGTGCTGTTCTTGGTGATGTCGGGCCCGAGTGCCGCGGCCCGAGCTGCCTTGACGCAGATAGCCATGACCGGATCCGTTAGGCTGACCGCCAACAGTTTCGGCAGGTTCGGGTCTGGCGCCGATTTGGTCGCATCCATGAAGCCGTTCCAGCAGGAGAACTGCCAGGGCACCTGGCAGGCGCTCGCCAGCGAGCCATTGCCATAGAGCGGATGCGGACGGCCTTTGCGCGAGACGTAGCTGGCCGCCAGCCGGGCCCGGTTTGCGATGACGCAGCCGACCGCTATCTTGCCGGGATACAGCTCTCCCCTCGCCTCGCCGTAGATCGTGCGGGCCAGTGCTTCAGCGTCATCCATGTCAGTAGCCGGGAATCTTGGCTGGCTTCGGGGTGGGTGGCTTACGCTCAGACTTCGGCAGACGTTCGCCGACGATCGCTGGCAGGCCGCGCTTGATGACAGCACCGATGATCTTTTTCATGGCTTGACGCTGATATGCTGCACGACCCAAGCAAACGCTGTCGCTGCGGCGGCACCGGCCGAGGCCATCGCGATCAGCATCTTCCAGCCGCCCCTGGCCTGATCGAGGCGTGTCGTCAGCTCCTTGATCGATTTGTTCAGATTCTCGATTGACTTCTCGAGTTGATCGACCTTCTCGGTCATCCGCCCGAACTGCTGCGGATCGATCTCTCCTGGCATGGTCATCCCCTTATGGCCAGCTGATCTGCGACAGGATGAGATTGGCGTCGTCCTCGTCATTCGCCGTGGTTTTGATGGCGTTTTTTGCCGTCAGCCGTGCTTTCTCGATCGCAGCGCCGATCTGTTGCCAGGACGCGTAGCGCGCAAGGATTACGGCGGCGACGCCCGGCGCATCTGCCGCCGTGATACCGACCTCGCCGAAGATCAGCGGGCAATCGGTTGCGGTCAGCGCCGGGTTGGCTTGCAGCATCTCGGCTTGCCTGACCTTCTCCTGGTAGGTCATTTGCTGGCCGGCGATGTCGGTGATGTATTTCAGTCGTGTGTTGCCGGCCGCGATATCCACGCGGTTCGAATAGGTGGCTCGCATCTCGACAAGATCGAGTTGCCAATCGCCACCCACCCATTTGTGGAAGTAGCTGGGCCGCTGGGCCACCGCCGTGTCACCGGGTAGCGCGTCTCCTTCGTGGTAGACGCCTGATTGCGAGATGAAAAATCCCATGATCACCACCTCCGCCTGGCTGTCATTCGATAGGCCCAATTGGCCGCAGTCGGCGCGAGGCCGGCGCCTGTCGTCGCGTTGACTATGTTGAAAGCGCCATTCACTCCGGTCGTGAACCAGCAGGTGTTGCGCTGATATGCGACAGGGATTGGCGATGTGACGCCAGAAGACGGACTGACACCGATATTAGTGAGAACGTCACCGACAGAATAGTTACCTTCTGCGGTCAGATTCTTGAGCTCGACATTTAGGACCAAATCGTTGATGCCGATGTTGTGGTTGAAGCTCGTTTTCGTCGCCGTCCCCGGCAGCGTGTTGGTCCAGGGCGCCACATATTGACCCATCAACGCATAGGCGATCGTGCCTGTGACCGTGCTGGAGCCGGTGACGACCTCGCCAACGAAGACCCGATAAGCCTGTGCAGATGTTGAGCCATTGCCAACCTGACCGGACATCTGCTGGATATTGAACGTGAACTGGCCATTCGTGACCGAATAGCCGCCGCCGCTTTGATAGACCGGCTGCAGCGTCGTGGATCCGGTCGTCAGCGTACCGTTCGCGGCCACATCGACGTATAGATAGACCGTCGAACTGGCCGTTAGGCTTGACCAGGTGATGTTGCTGATCGTGATGCCAACCCGGTCGACTTGGCCGGCCGAGTTGTATCCATTGGCGGCCGCAACGACCAGCGGTGCGGTGCTGGTGACGTTCTGGCTGGTGATCGAAAGTGACGCCGATGTCGCTGGCAAGAATGTCGGAAAGCCGTTGCTGTCGACCGGACTGCCGAGCGTTGCCTGCCGAACGGGAACTTCGAAGTTTGTGACGGTCGCGACAGCTGTCGGCGAGGTCATCTGGAACTGCGTTCCGTCGAAAACTACGGACACCGCCTGCCCGCTCGCGAGATCTCCGCTGACCAGGGCCGTGTTGCCCTGCTTGGTAATAGCGATGGCGCCGAGACTGTTGATATTCAGCGTAACGGCGCCGGTGTTGGAGAAGTTCGTAATGAAGGTGTAGGTCTGGCCGGTGACTAGTGCCGCAGGCGCTGGCGAGTAGGTCAGCACATAGGCGTTGGCTGATCCCGTCGTGGTCGGCGCTGTCTCTTTGACCGAACCGGAATAGCTGACCCAGCTGCCGCCCGCAAAGCTGCCGACTGTCAACCAGCTGGAGCTGACATAGATCTTCAGTAGGCTGTTGGTGGTGTCTGCCCAGAACTGGTATTGCGTCGGCGAAGACGGTGCCGAGGCGCCGCTGAAATGGCTGATGATGGTGTCCATCGAGCCATTCAGCGTGTTGACCATCGTCAGGCCGCTGAGCGTGCCTGTGTTCGGCAACACAGTCGCATTCTGCGAGGCCTCGATCGCCGGCACATTGACGACGGCGAGCATTGCGACGAAGGTAAGCGCCCGCATCGCCCGAGCCAGCAGGCTCCGGCCATTGAGGTGTTTCAGCATTTCAGTATCCTTGACTGATGAAATTGATGGTTCGGACGACAAAGCTGCCGCCGTTAGAGACGGCGTAGGAGAAGCCGCTGAGCGACATGCTGCTCAGCACCACATCATCGCCTGGCTGAGCGTCTTGGATCGTAATCTGCGGCAATGGATAGGGATTGCCGTTGGCCCCGCCGTTAAACGGCGCCGGCGCATAGGTGAAGCCGAGTGGCGACGATGCCGATGTGGTCAAGGTGCCATTGTCTGTCCGATCTGGAACGTCGACCTTGTATGACCACTGCGACAAGATCGCTGTGATATCCACCCGAGATGACGCCAGCACCATCCGGAACTTGATGGCCATGAATGTATAGACGCCCGGGCTGAAGTTCTGCCAGGCGCCAAAGGTGACACCATCCTGACTGAGTGCGACCTGGACCTGAGCACCGACCAGCGGATTGAACTGACTGCCGAGCACATCCTGCTGCGACAGGACGTCCGTGACCGCGAGTTCATTGTCATAGATCGACTGGCCGTAGACCGTCCAATCCGTGGTGACCGGGCAGCTGGTGACCTGCGAGAGCGTGATCGTATGGCCGGACGGGGCAGTATAGATGCCACTCGACGCCACCTGACCGCCATAGAGGATGTCTGTGTCGGCCAGGATATTGGTGTCGGCCAGAATGTTGTTGCTGCCGCCCAGCTGGATCGTCGAACCAACCAAATAGGCGCCGCCGCTCGTCGCGCCAGCCCAGCCGGTCGCCTGCTCGTCCCAGATGGCGATGACGTTCTTTACGAGCTGCGCGTTGATGACGACGATCGAAGCCGGCGCCGCCGAGTATGCATCAAGGCCATTATCCGTCCGGTAGTGCGCCGCAACCCAATAGGTGCCACTGCCAGACGCCGGATAGTTCAGCGTCGGCGTCCGTCCGATGATGACAGAGTTCTGCCAGCTTGGACCCTTGCGGATCTCGTAATCGATCGGCGTCCGGACATCCGTGACGCCTGTCCAGCGGATTTGCAGGATGCCGCTGACATAGTTGGTGGTGACGTTGGTCGGGTTACTGAGAGCGCCGAGCAGCGCTGAGCCACCGATCACGTAGCTATAGGCCGGTACCGACGCGATGTCCTGGAAGCCGCCGGAGGTCGCATTAAAGCCAACGAATTTCAGATAGATGGTCTGCCCGATGCGGCTTTGATCTACCGGGATTTTCGCAATGGCGTCATCCAGCCGGACAAACTTGCTACCGGCTGAGTGGCTGGCGATGGCGCTACCCTCCGCGCCGCGCACCAGATAGGTGAGGTTGTAGGCATTCGGGCCGGTCAGGGTCGCATTGGCATAGGCCAAGTACTCGCCGTCCACATAACAAAGCGTGTTCAGCTGTGTCGCATCGGCGATCGTGCCGCCCAACAGGGTGCCGCCGCTGACAGACAGGTCAACCGCCAGCGTGCTTGTCTGGTCGGGCGAGGTCATCAACGGCAGCGGCGAAGTCAGAACACCATGCCGCGCCGACCCCAACAGCCTCGTCACATAAGCATAGCTGACGCCGTCATTACTGGCCCAGACATCGCAACCGCCCCAAATGCCTCCACCGCTGACAGCCGCCCATACCTCCAGGCCGCCGCTGGTCGCTAACGGTAATGGCGGCTCGAAGATGACCGGCGCATTTGCGAACGGCGGCTGCTGGTTGAAGTCGGCCGAATAGCGATTGGCATTGGCGACGCTGAACAACGCTGGCGCCCCGGTGCCTGCCAGATATTCCTCAGCCGTAATGGTCAGGACGCCCTGGTCGTCTTCCTCGATCTCCTTGATCCGCACCCAGGCCTTGTTCAGGCCGAGATTCGCGTCGGTAATTGTGACGATGTCCATCGGATCGAGGATGGCGTAACGGAAACCTACCTTGAACGTGTATTTGTTCCGCACCAGCTTGCGCTGCAGCCGGAGCTGTGCCGCCGTGGCGGCGATCGCTTTGGTTTGGAAGAAATGCGCCTGCTGGCTATCCTCCGGCAGGCGGCCATAGAGCGTGATCTGGCCCAGGTCTTCCGCGAGAACGCTGTCGGTATTGTAGGCGTTATTGCGATCGAGAAATTCGACCGACACATGGTTGAAGCCATCAGCTGGCCGCGTCCGGATCAGCTGGACTGGATCCTGGCCCTGGTCGGCAATGAAGTCATCATCTGTCATGTCAAACAGCGGCGCGCTCGGCGGCGTATATGTGGCGCCGTTGGCCGTGACGGAGGTATCGCCATATGGGACGACCGTCAGCACGCCGCCGGAATCCACGAATTCAGCGTTGCACAGTTCGACCATAGGCCCAAAGATACTGGCCGCCGTGTCCTGCTGGTTGGCCAGCAGCGAGACCACCAAGCCAGTCGCCCGGCAGTAATTCGAGAAGGTCGTCAGCGCACCGATATTCGCGGCCGGATAGTTGCAGCCGTAATCCGAATTCGTGAAAGCGTCGATGATGACCTGCGCCGGATCCGCGTCCGTCGTGCCGGCAAAGGCGCCAGACAAATAGCCCGTGCGCTCGAAATTGTAGTTCGAGATATCGGCTGAATCGCCGAGGTCCAGTGCTGACGCGGCTACATACATCTCGGTCGGATAGGCCAGCGCCTTGTCCGGATGCGCCGTGTTGAGATAGCCCCAAACCACCTGCGGCTGCGTGCCCTGAAATAACGTCATGCCTTCAGCCGCCAGCGTGGTCGTGTTCTTCGACTTCCAGATCCTGCCGATCGCCGTGCTGGCGCCGCCATGGCCCAGGCCGATGATCACCGCCGTCTGGTAGCTATAGGTGACGCTGCCGCTGGTCTTGCCGCCGCCCTTGCCGCCCGTCGGGCTCTTCTGCTTGTGCGCAATCGCCTTGAAGTCATCCGACCACAGCAGGTTGCCGGCCATCTTGGTTTGGCCATAGACGACCGGGCGCGTCGAGCCCAGCACCGATGTCTGCACCTGCACACCTGAGTATTGCGGCTTGGTCTTGGATTGCTTTGCCGCCTTGCCGCCGCCGAGCAGATTCATTGCGCCGGCCTCGGCCAGAGTGACCAGAATTTCAGGACCGGCGCATCTGTGCCGCTGGGCCCGCGCGTCAGCCAGTCCTGGTCGCCATGGTCCAGCGTCACGATGCCAGTCGGCATGCTGGCATGGATGATCAGTGGCCAATCCACCACAATGGCGGCATGACTGAAGACGCGGCCGAAGCGGTAATGGGCAACGTCGCCTGGTCCAGGCGTGTCGACCAGATGGGCGAACCTTGACAGCCATTCGTCGAACAGCGCCTGATCGCGATGCATGGCCCAATCGATCGGGTAATGCTCCGGCGTGAAGTCGCTGATCAGGCCAGCGGCCGAATAGCAAGCAATCAGCAGCATGGCGCAATCGACACCCGCGCCCTTGACCTTGGCGCCGTGGTGCCAGGGCGTGCGCAGCCATGTGCGCGCCTCGGCGATCACCGCTTGGCGTTCTTCTGCTTCGGTCAAAGATGATGCTCCCGACGGGTGGTCGTCAGATGGCTGTTTCAGGTGTCGGCACGTAATCGTAGCCGCGATAATTGGCCAGGTTGTTGAACTTGGCCAGGCATGTCGCCTGGGTATGATCGCAGCCAGGCGCAATCGTCATCGTGTCACCAGCTGCCGGCGGGGCTCGCAGCGGCACGCCCAGCGTCAAGGTGTAGCCATCCCAACGCTTGATTGAGGTAATGACGCCGTTATTGGCGCCGGACGTGAACTGCACCGTGCCGAGATCGTAATAGCCGGCCGCTTTGGTGCTTGCGATCGGTATCGAGCTCTTGGTGGCGCCTGCCTGCGCGGTCACAGTGCTCGACAGGCTCGCCTTGATCAGCGTGCAGCGGCTGTCATAAACCGTGTTGCCACAGGTCGACGTATAGAGGTTGCCCGGAAACTGTCGGTTCAGCAGCTCTGTGTAACTGTTGACCGGCATCACGACCGATGTCCGCCCGGCCTGGACGTCACCGACGCGGCCGGCGAAGATCGTCACCACGCCGGCAGACGCATCGCCCATGGTCGGCATATAGGCCCGGTCCACCTGTGCCGTGGCGCCGTCGAAGATGCCGGCCTGCACCGCCTGAATGAACGGGACGCCGCCGACCAGATCTGCCGGCGCCGGATAGATGTTGATCGACGCTTGGCTGACATCAAGGCCGGTTTTCCAGCTCGCCCGAGACCGATCGAACGGCAATCCACAGGAGAAGGTGTTGCCGCCGGAGACGATGTTGATATCCGCCGTCGTATAGCGCAGCACGGTGCCGGAAACGAGACTGATGGTGAGCAGGTCAGACAGCCAGAAGCGATTGGTCGCCAGCAGCGCCAACAATGCAGGGCTCGCCGGCTTCATGACGTCTCGTTCTTCACAGTGATGAACTGGACCTGCCCAACCGACCAGAGCTTGTCCATGAACTTGTCGAAATCGTACTGGTCGTCCACGAACCGGCAGCGCCAGTAATAGGTAAAGTCGACGGTGATGATCTTGCCGGCGGCCGGGGCTGCGGTGAAGGTCAGCAGGCCCGTGGTGGCATCGAGCGACCAGCTGCCTCCAGACTGAGTGACGCCAGTCAGGTAGACCGTGCTGACGACGTTCGGCGCCTGGATGATGTCATTGAAGCCACCCAGCG